TAGCTCTTGTAGCAAACCTTTCCAGTCGCCTGGAGCATTTTCATCTTGAATATAGGTTAACTGCGAAAACTGTGACAAGCTAGCAGGTGTAACAATTTGTAGCGCACGCAGCTCTTCAGCATAGATATCAATTGACTCTAAAACTTCATTATAAATACGCTCTAACATTAAGTGTAGTTGGTAAAAAGGTTCGCCTTCTACATTCCAGTGGAAATTAGCAGCTTTTAAGTAAAAGCTAAACTCACTGGCAAAAACGCGCTTAAGTTCTAGTTGGTATTCAGTTCGGTCCATTGTTTTGCTCAGTAATTTTTTATAATATAGCCATTGTACACTGAAAGCACTAATAAGTCAACATAAATTTTTTATGACCTAGATAGTGTAGGTGTAAAGTGCATAGCGAATGGCATCAGCCATATGTGAAAATTTATCGTGTACTGGACGTTCGCGCTGTAAATTTTCACGACGATCCCAACGATACTGATCCATTACGTCTAGAGTATTTGTGCAATGTGGTGCTACTTTTAGTCTGCCAGTTTCTACTAGGGTTTGTACATAGGCAATACCGGGCAGCACGTCTTTTTTAGCTTTAGTGGTGGAGATGTTGTAGGTATAGGCAAGGTCGCCAGAAAACTGTGCTGCTGCACTATCAATAAACACTACTTCTACTTGCCACTTGTCAACATACTCACGAAATGCTTGGGCATGCTTGTCTGTTGTAGCTTCACTCCGCAAATACTCATCTACGATATGAAACTGGTCACTAGCAGGATTATAACTAATAACCACGAAAGCAGTAGCATCGCGATAGCCGGGATCACACCCAGCAATGTATTCACAACCTTCTTCGTGTTGGTATTCACAAACGCTAGCCTCGCGATTAAAGTTGTAGATCTGACCCTCAAACACATTAAAGCTGGCTAAGTACTCTTGTTCAAATTCAGCCTTGCTCATCGAACGACGTGCTTCTTGCACGTCCGATTCAGCCATTCGTGAATTTTCAGTGTAGTCAGCAGTTATCGAACACCATTCTGGATAGTCACTATCAAATCCACGCTGATAAAACTTTGAAAACCAGTTTTGCTGACCGCGGGGCGTCGAAATAAAAATAGCCTTTGAATTTGGTCTGTCCAAAGTCGGGCGTAACTGCACATTAAATGCCGACTCACCATCATCACCCAGTGCAGCCTCGTCAAATAAGATAATTTGATAGCTGCGTCCAACTGTAGAATCCACTGTGCTCAACGAACCCATGCGGATTGTAGAACCGTTGCTCAACTCCACAACTTTATCTTTTAGGTTATCACGCTCTACTTCTAGGTCAAAGTGACGTATAAACTTACGCTGCAGTTCAAATGAAATTGAACTTAAATTATAGTTAGGCGAGATAATTAATACATTGCACTTGGGGACTAAGCTTACTAGCTGTGCAATAATATTAGCAATATAAGTTTTGCCCAGTCGCCTTGCAAGTGCAGCGCAAACAAATCTATACTTAGGATTGTTGATTGCATTAATTAATGCAATCTGTGGTCTGTTCATGGTGTCCCAAGCACCTAATAGCTTTAAGTAGTTTTCTATAGGCAGTTTAATAAAACGGCTTTCTAGTGGAAATTCCGTGATTTCATCACAGTCTACGTCTGGGCGAGAAACTTTAAGCACGGGTATCCTCGTTGATCTTTTTATCTTCTAATGCGCGTTCTAGTTCAATTAATCTGCCGCGTAGTTGTAGGACTACTCGGGTCTTTTCATGTAGTCTGATTAAGTCATTGTCTAAAACACGAATTCGGTCTATTAGCTTTACCAATGTTTGATTAGCGTTACTAAGCACTGGTTTAATTTCACGGGTAACCCAAGTCCATACATAGTATACTAGGTAACCCATGCCTAGGGCCGCTAGTATAGGAAAGCCGTAACGATTTACAACTTCAATTACGTCCATTAGTCTTTCCTTATATCTTTTAGCTCGCTGCGGGCAATGCGAATATAATCTGGACTTAGTCCTAGTGCATAGCTAATTTGCGCATCTATACGCTGTAGTTCATCAGTCATGGTGTCAATGCGTTGGTCTAGGCTAGCAGTAATTTGCGAAAGACCATTAACGCTGCTGGTTACTCCAGCTAAGATAAACTTTAGGGTAAGAAATACAAAGTATCCTGCGGAAATAGCTGCAGCAATAGGAAATCCTAACTCGCCAATAAGTTTTACTACATCTAATTCCATCTTAGACTCCTTATAGTTTATCACCTAGGAGCTTTGAGATCAATGCTCCATATTTAGTACCATCACCACCTTCGTTGATTTGCACATTTACTTGCGATTTAGGTCCTGCTCGCTCCATGCGCAGTTTTTCCAGCTGTATTTCGCGGTCTAGCAACTCCATTGACATTTTATGTGATAGTGCCAATAATTCCGCAATGTCTTTGTTAGACCCTACATCCGCCTCCTCCATTTCCTGAAACTTGCGTTTGAGGACAGCATCCATTGCACTACGCATTTTAAAACGGTTGTTAAAGCCTAGGTCAAAGAAAACTTGGTTAATATAGGCTTTTACTTCACGTCTGGCTAAAATACTGGAGACGCTTTCCACAGGCAAACATAGGTTATCAGCCACAGCACGTGCATCTTGACATTGTAGGTAGCAATTAGCCACTTCCAGTGCCTCAGGCGAGATGGCTAGCACCTCGGCAGGTGCCGTGGTTGGGGTCAAGTTCATTTTTTCATCCGTTCTTCTATAATACTAATGTGTTCGTGATTTTGATGAATCATGTCACGGTTTGTTTGAATTTCGCGTTCTAAGTCTTGACGCAGTTTTTCACGTGCTAACTCAGCTCCACTATTAGCAGCTTGTTTGTTATCACTAGTGACTACCAGTGAGATTTTACCGTTTAAGATGGTAACATCATGCGATAAGTTTTGTAGTGCAGTCATTAAGTAGACTACGCAGGTAAATAACAGTGGTAGCAGTGCAAAGGTAAGCTTTTCTATTAGCTGGCCTTTGGCATGGGCTTCTTCCAATTTTTGTTCGCTCATTATATTCTTCCTACTAAATTATACTCAAATATCTGCCAGCACTTTTCCCAAGACCAACGATAGCTGGCTACTACCACTACGTGTCTAGGAATACTCAGTGCACGTACCACTGCTAGCTTAAGATCTGGGCTAGTATAGCCAGTTCTGTCTAGCTCTATGACATCTTGTGGACCACAAACTGGATAGGCTGCTACAGGTGTGCCGCAGGCCATGGACTCCAGCATTACAATACCAAAAGTATCCCAGCGGCTGGTAAATACTAAACAATCTGCGTATTGATAGTATTGGGCCAAGGCCTTGCCGGTTTGCATGCCCACAAACTCCACCTCAGGATACTTCGACTGCAAGTAGTCTAGCTGTGGGCCATCTCCTACTACAATTTTCTTAGCACCTAAGTAGTCTAGTTTGCAAAAGTCTTCGCAAGATTTTTCGGGGGCAACCCTACCAACCCACAGCAGCGTAGGATAGGGTGTTTTACGAAAATCTTCTGCTGGATAAAACTGCTGGCGGTCTACGCCACGAGTCCAGGGTACAATTTGACCGCAAAATCCCTGCTGCTTAAGTTCATCAACCATGCTAACTGTGGTAGCTAATACCTTGCCCGAATGCTTGTGAAACCAGCGCAAATACCTATAGGTCCAGCTTTTAGGAATTTTATAGTATTTTTGGATAGCTTCTGGTAGTTTAGTATGATAGCTGGTATTATAACGCCAACCGTGCTTGTCCATCCAGCAGCGAGCAGCTAAACCTAGTGGACCCTCAGTGGCAATGTGCACATAATCAGGGTTTACCCGTTCCAATACCTCACCAATTTTACGAGGCCACGATAACCTAATATCGCCGTAACCAGGAGCACCACAATTAGGGAACTGCCGGGGATCACAGTATATAAAATCATAGCCGTGGCGATTTGCCTCGCGTTCCAAGTTGTAGAACGTTGTAACCACGCCGTTAATTTGTTGGGGGACATTATCTGTGACTATTAAGACTGTTTTTGACATTGTGCAATTACCCTAAATTGTGGGAACTTAAGCTGGTACTGTAGACTATGTTGTGCCTGTATGCATTCGGCTTGAGTTTGGAACTCTAGGGTAATGCGGCCTGGCACGTCCTTAGGGTCACTCTGATGTACTGCTAAGATGATTAACAACCACATCTTTGGGCCTCCAAGTTATGATTTGCCACTCTCCGTCTACAGTTTCCACTAGTGCAGTACACGACTCAACCCAGTCACCGCTATTCATATAGCCTATGTTATCTACCAGCTTAATTTCAGCTTGGTGAATATGCCCACAAATTACGCCACTAAAATCACGCTTGCTGGCATATTTAGTAATAGTTTGTTCAAATTGCCAAATAAAGTTAGTGGCACGTTTTACCCTAGATTTCAACCACTGTGATAGCGACCAGTAGCCAAAACCTAGGCGGTGTCGCCACTGATTAAAGTGGGTGTTTAAACCTAGCACGAAGTCATAGGCACTGTCGCCCAACCAAGCTAGCCAAGGTGCTAAGCGGGTAATGCCATCAAACATATCGCCGTGTGTAACTAACCAGCGGCGATTGTTGAAGTCTAGGTACTCACACTGGTTTACTACCTCGATCCTGCCAAATTTGAGTCCGTAGCTAATTAGTGGACGTAAAAACTCGTCGTGATTGCCGGCTACATAGACTACTCTGGTCTTTTCACGATTAGCTTTAGCTAAAACATGACGCACTACACTAGTATGCTGATTAGTCCAACGCAGCTTATTTTGCTTGACCTTCCAGCCGTCAATAATGTCGCCTACTAAGTACAGCTCGTCGCAGGTGTGCTGTTTTAAAAATTGGCTTAAGTACTCAGCTTTGCAAGCCCGGGTGCCCAAGTGCACATCACTAATAAAAATTGATCTGTAGTGCATATAGGTCTCCAGTAATTTTCTAGATTATAACACTTTAGGGTACGCAAAGTCAACATAAATTTTTCAGCGCTGGTAAAAATATTCTTGAAATTTCTGGCTGAAAAGTGTATAATAGTATTTTTTGGGGATATTTATGTGGCGACTGTGGGCGAAAGCATTAGGCGATAAGTATGGTTTGACCGATCGTGAGGCTGATATAGTATGCGGGATTAGGACGCTTATCGTGGTATCGTATTTGATTACCAATTTGGTAATTATATGTGGGGTTGTGCATCATTGGTAGCGGTTGTTGGCTTTGGCACCGAAAGTTTTGTGAGAATTTTTTTAAAGTTGGCCGTGTGGCGGGGTCCATATAGTTATATTTCTTATAACGTCTTATAACCGCCCTATAGTCATTACATAGTCTATAATAATTATATTTTCAATTCTAATTACAATTTCTAATACTAATATTAGCAACCTATTATACACGATAAAACTGGGCCGCGTCAATAGGGATTTACCCTGCGACAAAATGTCGCGGCATTTGGGCTTGCATTGCCAGGTTGACTAGCCTATAATTACTACATCGAAACAGCACTCAAAGGGAGAGCAAAATGGCAGAAAAAGCCGTAAACTATAGCCCTGAGCAAACCGCTCAGGTAATCGCAGATTATACTGCTGGTGTTAGCGTGGAAAGCATTGCATTGGCAATGGGTAAATCCGTTCGCTCAATCGTTGCTAAACTGTCACGCGAAGGTGTGTATCAGAAAAAAGCATATAAAACCAAAACGGGTGAACCCGTTGTGAAAAAAGATGCTCATGCTGATGCAATTGGCGCAATCCTGCGCTTGCCTGAGAATGACATCGAATCGTTGACTAAGGCTAACAAGAGCGCATTAAAAGCGATCTTTGACGCATTGGCTAATTCCAAGCCGATTTAAATAAAGGGCGAAAGCCCTTTATTTATCTTATAACGACCCGCGGTGTTGCGAAAAAACAACAGCGCGGGCGCCAAAATTATAGCATATAATTTTGGGCCGTGTCAAGGCCGCGTGCAAAAATACAACACTAGGGAAAACCCCTAGGCCTGGTCGCTGAATCCTATGCTATACTAACCCCATGAATAAAGCACAACTAACCCAAGCCCTGCAAGCCCGTCTCGACGAGGTATGGGGTATTTATTGCGATATTAATATCCAATTAATTCGCTTTGCTAAACCCACTATTGAATTAAATGGTAGACTTAGTAAAACAGCAGGACGCTGTTTTATGCAAGCCAATCATATTGATATTGGTACTAAGTTTTTAATAGCGCACTATGATCAGATCATGACAGAAACTGTACCGCATGAGATCGCGCATCAGATTGATTATAATCTTAATGGTACTCCTGCTGGTAATCGTTGGCATGGTAAGTCATGGCAAACTATTATGCGGCAATTGGGAGTTAATCCCGAAACTTATCACGACATGGTGGTTTAATGCTAGCATGGATTGGCACACTTACCAGCATAGCAGGATCATTCCTTGTTGCATTTGGTGTAATGAATTGGGGTTATATCTGTTTTATTACCGGAACCCTATCATGGTTAATAATTGCAATAATCCGCAAAGATAAAGCATTGGGCGTATTAAATGGGGCATTTCTAATTGCCAATATAATTGGCATTGTTCGTTATGTAATTTAATATGGCCATGTGTTGTAAAAAAACAACACATGGCGCCAAAATTATAACATATAATTTTGGGCCGCGTCAAGGCCGTGGGCTAAAATACAACACTAGGGCTTTCCCTACTAGAAAATAGAATCGTACTAAAATCCCTGCGACAATGTGTCGCACCCTGGGGCCTTGCTTTTCTCTACAGTCGGCGTATAGTTACTACATGGACGCAACGCAACAAGGATCGAAGGAAATGACACTCTACACTCTGTTCGGCGCATGGGTTGAAGGTAACCGCGATATGCTGGCTGTTTTTGCTGAATATAACGACATGGTTGTTTTTATTCAGCACGAATCAAAAAAGCGTACTTATAAAGGTGGCTCACTTGGTTATGATTCGCTGGTTTATATCGAATCTGAATTGGGCAAACTTTGCAATAACGAAGAAATTGAAATATGAAAACTAAACTACACTTGGTGCTGGCAATGCAAAAAGCCAGCAAGCCCGATAATCGGGCGCATAAGCCCCTATTTGTGAATAGCCCATTTAAGCCAAAGGTTATTCCAAATAAAAAACAAAGCAAATTGGCTAAACTGTTTAATGGTTGGGGTTTTGAAAATGAATAAATTCAAATTGATTGAGGACGCGGCGAAATTTGAAACGTCGCAATTAAAACGCGATGAATTGATTTACTTTGTAGAATCTGTTAAAATGCACGAGATGATGGAATTAGATTATCCGGCACTAGTAAAACGCATTGAGCGTACTGCTAAACACTTGGTTGACGTTGCACAATTTTTTGATAAAGGAGAATGACTATGTTTATGGCTAAAAGCATTAACGATGAAACTATCACCTCAATGGGTAATTCAATTGAGGAAGTCTGGCAAGACTTGCAATTTGGTTTTGAATTGACCGATGATGATTTTGAGGATTTAGAATGGTTTGAAATTGAGCCAATTACTGTTAAACGTAAATTGGAATTCGTTATTGAATAAATAACGATTGGCCAGGCCGCGGCCTGGCCAGGTGTTGTAAAAAAACAACACATGGCGCCAAAATTATAACATATAATTTTGGGTCGCGTCAAGCAAAATTTGAAAAATTTGTGTTGTATTTATACAACGCTTGGCGCCAAAATTTTACCACGGCAAAAATTTTTTGTCAATAGGGGAAAACCCCTATGTTGTATTTTCGCAAATCTTGGCACAACTCAAATTTTCGTGTATACTTCTCTACATGGACACATCACCTGGGAACAAAATGATCAAACGGATCGCAATTTATGACATGGACGGCACTATCGTGGATTCCAGCCACCGTTACCGGACTATTTTAACCGATGCTGGTGAGCGCATTGATATTGGCTATTGGCGAGACAATCAGCATTTGGCAATGTTGGATGGCCTATTGCCATTGGCTGATAAATATCAGCAAGATTGCATGGATTCAGAATGTTATACTATCATTGCGACTGCGCGTGTAATGAATGATCCAGATTGGCAATTCTTGCGCGATCAATTGGGTATGCCAGATTATGTTATCTCGCGTACTAGCGACGATTTTCAATCTGGCTCGACGCTAAAAATTAATGGTTTGATTAAATGCTTCGAAACTGCTAATATCAATCTGGCCGCAATGGATGACGTTGTTTTTTACGAGGATAACGTGCAATACTTAAAAGCGGTATGCGATTATTTCAATATTCGCGGTGAATATATTCCAAGCAAACAAGGACACTAAAATGACTAACGGAAACGATCCAGACAAAATTGTTTTTTATGCGCTGATTGCCAGCACTCTGGCAATTGCTTATCTTGTCTTTACCGGAGCAGTATAATGAAAGCATGGAATGAATTAACCCCATTGGAACAATTGGCTTGCACTTATTGGGATGCATACAAGGATGCATATGGCGTGCGGCCGCGTGGTATTGATACCAGCACTTGGACAGTTGAGCAATTTGAATCTGAAATTGACCAATTGTATATTATCGCCGATCGTGCTAATGCACAACGCATGGCCGAGGAATTAGCCGAATTCGAGAATGTAAAGGCTCGAATCACGCAATTGCAAGAAATGCATGGTTTTGATTGGAATCAGGCCGTTAATTGGATTGACCAAGAAATGGGTACTAATGGTGATATTGGTTTCCTAGAATTCGAATTGGGTATTCCCTACGGTTCACTTACACTTTAGGATTGGTCATGGATTTTTTGAATTATGACATTTTAGATTGTTGTGGTGCTTATGGCCGCAAGGCCAATTGGGACGATTGGGTTAATGGCCTAGACTTTAAAATTATTGATGGCCCATATTTTAGCATAA